CGAACAAAGCTCCATATTTGAGTGTTAAGTAGCTTAGCTTCCATCGTTTCAAACCCAATCATCTTGGACTGAAGGTATGTATGCCAACCGAGGGCACCGATACCGAGTGCACGTTGATTAATAGCGAAGTTTCTTGGATGCACCATAAACTTCATTTTTTCGGTCTTATTAATAAACTCAGTCATTACCGCATCAAGGAAGTATACTAATGTTTCTACCGCATCAGTATTTTTCCAGCTGTCCCATTGCTCAAAATTAAGAGAAGATAAATCACAAACAAACGACTCTTCATTATCGTTTGATAACATAATTTCCGTACAGAGGTTGCTTTGATTAATCTTAATGTTTTTATCTTTATATACTTGCGGTGCTTGATTGTTAGCGTTATCAGTAAAGAAAATATAAGGATAACCAGATTCAAAGCGCTTCTTAATAACTAAGCCCCAAATGCGGCGCTTTTCTTTATCGCCTTCAATCATAGACTTTAACCATTCATCGGTTACACAAACACCAATAGAAAGGTTCTGTATGTCATCCCCTTCACCTCTAATCTTTAAAAACTCTTCAACATCCTTGTGATCAATAGGTAAATACGCAGCAAATGAGCCTCTACGTACATTACCTTGTGAAATATAATCTGTTAACGATTCAAATACGGTTAACTGATGGTGTACGCCAGTAGATTCACCACCAGATGAAATAGGTGCACCACGAGGGCGTATTTTACCAAAGTAAGCTGATGTACCACCACCAGCTTTTGACATAGTACCTATTTCTGATATTTTGTACAGAATAGCATCCATATCGTCGTCAATGTATGAACCAAAGCACGAGATAGGTAAACCACGATTACGGCCAAAGTTTGACCAAATAGGAGAAGCCAAGGAATAGAAGCCTTGATGCATATAGTCTTCAAACTTATCTGCAAAGCCTTTTAACTTGAGGTAGTCTTCAGCTGTTTCAGCTATATCTCTTATACGCTTTTCAGCAGTCTCTCCGTCCAGGAGATAACCACGTTCAAGGAATTTGCGAGAGTCGCTATTCAGCCAGTAAATGTTCTTGTTACTCATTTTTATATATTATAGTATACTTTTTATTAAAATAAATCGTCTTCTGAAAAGCTTTGTGACTTTTTAGAGTACTCTACAGGACGAGAGTGAAAGAAGTCGGTCATATTATTACCGAGTAATTCTTCGTTAAACCAGGAAGTATCTTTGAGAAGCTTAGAATCCGTTTCATACACCTCTGGGAACCCAATACCTTTAAGAGATTCGTTAATACGGTCTTTAACAAACTCTTTAAGGTGAGCTGCAGTTAATCCGTCTGCATTAATACCATTAACCATCCAATCAATGATTTTTGCTTCGCTTTCATATGCTTCTTTAGCTTCAGCAAGAACTCTTTCTGTGAGTTCCTCGTCAAAGAGTTCTGGATACTCTTCTTTAATAGTGTTAACGATCTTTATACCAACCAAAGCATGTATATGCTCTTCGTTACGAGTATATTTAACTTGTTGGTCGGTATCCTTAAGTACATTTTTATTACGAGCAAACCAGTTAATAATGTAGAACTGACTCATTAACGAGACGTTTTCTACAAATAATGTAAAAAGTATAAGAGCATAGAGATACTGCTTCTTTGAGTCTTTATAATAACGGTGTGTGTACTTCTTAAGATACTTTACACGGCCTTGTATCCATTCCAATTTAAGATTCTCTTCAAATACGTCTTCAAGACCGAGTACAGTGAGTAGCCTTTCATAAGCATTGTTATGAATAACTTCTGTGTTAGCCATAACGTAGCCTAAATCTTGTAATGAAGGATGAGGTAAATTTTCTCCTAATTTAGCCCAGAACGTTTTTACAGCCACTTCTATTTGACCAATAGCAGATAGGGTACGGATAATAATTTCTCTTTCTTGATCATTTAACTTAACTTTAAACTGCTGCACATCTGATTTAAAACTGAACTCCTTGTGCGTCCAGAATCCATTATGCATGGATTCAATAAACTCTTCAGTCCATGGATAGTGGTTAGGTTTGCGGGAAATCTGTTCGTCAAATATCATAGTTTTAGTTGCAGGGAATATTATTTACGTATTGTAATTGTTTTTACATTTTTATCTCTAAGAAAAAAAATATTTTTTTTTCGCCAGTGCGCTTGACTGAGTTATAAAAGTTAGTTTTTCTTATTATATAATTCTAACTTTTTTACAATATATCGCACAATTTCACTACGTACAATATCTGCCTCGGTTAATGTAAAGACATGGATACCTTTGTCGCGGCTCTCAGCATCGTTAAACACATTACACATTTTTTCAAAACCCGATTTGCCGTTAATATCGGATTGCATCGGGTCTCCGCAAATAAATAGTTTACTGAACTGACCTACACGGGTTAACAGTGTGGTTAACTCTCTAAATGTACTGTTTTGTGCTTCGTCCATAATAATGGCTTTAGCGTTCCAAGAAAGACCACGAAGATATCCTGTAGGTTTACCTTCTATACGATTCTCTTTCATGAGCATATTAATGTCAGCTTTACAGAGTAACTCGTCAAGCTTTTCCATTAAAGGTTCAAGATAAGGTGTAAGCTTTTCGTTTGCGTCTCCTGGGAGATATCCCATTTTATTATCTGAACTCTCAACTATACTACGAATATATATTAAGTCAGAAACCTTTTTTAGGTTTAATAATTCCAAAGCAACTAATGTTGCTAAAAAGCTCTTACTACTACCAGAAGGACCAGTAATAAAAACAATCTTGGTGTGGTTATCTAAAGCTAATTTGAGAAATTCTTTTTGCCTGTTTGTCAAATCCGACCTTTGTCGTATCATCACCGGTCTTTCCAGTTTATCGGCCTGATGTACTAAAAGACTTTTATCTTTAGTAGCAGGTGTATTATTTTGACTTTGTTGAGCTAACTTCTGTTTTTGTAATCGCTTTTTTTTGCTCATCTGTTTATATTTACTTCAAAGCATAAATATATATATGCTATTTAAAAACTTTGATGCAAGGTATGAAAGTCTGTTAAGAGAATTTACCGAATCGTTTCCTGTTGAAGGTCATGCACCTACTTGGCAGAAGAAAGCTGGTAAATCCCCCTCTGGTGGTCTCAACCGTAAAGGTATTACAAGTTATCGTAGACAGCATCCTGGTAGTCATTTATCAATGGCTGTTACTACTAAACCAAGCAAATTAAAACCAGGTAGTAAAGCCGCTAAACGACGTAAGAGCTTTTGTGCACGTATGAGTGGTGTAAAGGGTCCGATGAAAAAACCAAACGGTAAACCAACCCGTAAGGCATTAGCATTGCGTAAGTGGAATTGTCACGAATAAGTTTTAATTTATTTTAAGCAATAAGAAACCCGACCATTGCTGGTCGGGTTCTTTGTTTTAAACGAACTATCGTTAAAATGCTTATTACAGCATTTGAGCAGCTGTACCAGGAACGAATGCCTGACCTAAGCCGGAAACGATAATTAGGTGATAGTATAACTGAGCACCGAAGATGTGGTCAATAACGCCATAACGGGTCATTAAACCAACACGTGGGCTGAAGTCATTTGGTCCGATTGTACGTTGTACCAATACAGGAATGTATGGGCAGTAAACGATACCGGTATCATAGTATTCAGCACCCTTGTAACCGAGTAAGCAGTATTCAAGAGGAGCTGTAGCTGTACCAGCAGAACCACCGTTCGTTGAAGGACGTTGATTTGTCTGATATTGAGCTTCTGTACGTGTATCACGGTAAACGCTAAAGCGTCCGCCTACAGTGCCTACTTTTGCGATACCAACTGGCTGTGTGTTAACGTTACCGTTAACCGAGAACCATTGGAATTCAGGAAGCATTTCTAACATTGCGCAAACACGAGGTGTAGCAATGATGAAGTTTGCAGCGCCACGACGGTTACGGATAGCAACACGGTTAGCTTCAACAATAATACGTGCATAGAAGTCACGATTACGTTCACCTAACCAGCGGCCATCTGCTGAAGCAGCGTTCCAGAATGAATAACCCTGACCAGCACCACCGTTAAGAGCGACTTGGCACATACGGATTACCATTTCACGGTCAATTTCAGCTTGGATTTCGTAGCTCATTGCATTGGTAAGTTCATTATCAATGTCAATGCCGTTCATGTTCTTGAGATCTTGCTCAAGTTCAACGGACCAACGAGCTGCTAAACGACGTGTACCAGCTTCAACTGCAGTCTTTTCAAACGAAACAACCATCTGTGGGATGTTGCTTGTTAATTCAAAGTTGCTTAATAGTTGAGCAATACCTTGGTCATTCTGAATGATTGGGAAGTTAGCATCACCTGAACCAAGACCAGACAAGAAGGTAGCAGATGTACCTGTGAACTGGGTGTTGAGGTAATTCCAACCTACTTCAGTACCGTCTGAAGATGCGGTCCAACCTTGAGCACCGTTAGCGCTTGTTGGGCCGTTATCAATAGCATTAGCACCGAGTGGGTTTGCATCGTATTTATAACGAAGTGCAAAAGCTAGACCAACTGGACCACTCATAGGTTGAACACCAACGATTTCGTTTGTGATCAATTCTGGGAAAGTACGGCGGATCATCGGAATGAGGATCTTTGGTAAACGAGCATCGTTAGAAGCATAGAAGTCGCTTGAGCGACCAGTTACGCTAGGCTCGTTTAGGCTTGTACCGAAAGAGCTGTTTGCGCCACCAGCAACATTGCCACCTGCATATGTTTCAAAGCACCACTTTTCTTGATTTTCAAGAAGAATAGCAGTGTTTAGTTTTGTGTGATCGTCTTTGATTGCTGGAGTTGCATCATCTGCATGCTCAAGCAATGGTGCCCACTTCTTAAGAAGTTGGCCTGCGCGATCCTTATCAATATAGGATTGTGAAGGTTTAATTTGTTTCATATCTAAATAATTTTTTTAACTAACAATATCTCAAGTTCTTAACAGAACTTCAACGTGTAGATATACTTACAAAAAAAAGCCCGATTTCTCGGGCTTTTGTAAAAAAATCTGATTTATTTATCAGTATGTTGTCTTCTTAAGAAGAGGTACATAAGATTCAGCTACGAACTGCTCTCCGATGTCCTCATCAGCTGAATTATAAGACTTTGATACGTTCTTTACTTGTTTGTCTTCTCTGATAATATCAAATCCTTGAGTTTTTGGCTTTGTGGATTCTTTAAGAACTTCTAAGTTCTCTTCTTCTCTCTTTTCATACATTTCTAAAACGTAATTAAAGTTTTCGTTAATAAACTTTGCATCCTTTTCAGCTAGCACACGTTGTACATATGCTTTTTTGTTGGAAGGCAATACAGAAGCTTTCTTTTCTAATAAAAGGTTTGCTTCAAGCTTTTGTACTTTTTCACTTAATAGTTGAGCACCTTTTTGAGCTTCAGCAGCTTTTGCAATAGCTTCATCAATTTGCTTTTTACCATCTAATAAAGCTTCTTTAATGCTTTCATTTACGAAAGTTTCGTCAAGACTTACTAAACGTTTAATCTCTTCAACGATCTTTGAGTTGCGAGTGTTTTGTGTAGCTTCTTGAATTTGCTCTGTAGGAATTGCTTTATCAAGATAGAGTTCAAGATAAGAAGAAACATTTTCCACAACAGTCTTCTTAAATTCGTCAGCATTCTTTGTTAAAGCTGATTCATATAGCTTTACAAGCTTTGTAAGTTTAGTAGAGTGATCTTCATCAATCTTTGTTAATGCACGCTGTAATTGTGAAGCATGTACATCATCAATACGAGATACAATCTTTGTGAGCTTAGCTGTATGATCAGCATCAATAGCTTCTAAAACTTTTTCAAGCTTAGCTGAGTACTCTTCGTCCTGTTGGACTAAAGCAGATTCAACCGCGAGGTTAACTTTCGCATCAACAGCTTCTGAAACTGCTTTAAGCGATTCCTCGGAAAGGAGGTCTTTTGTTGCCTCTTTAAGAATTGTGGAAATGTCTTGGCTCATATCGTATTAAATATTTAGTAAATTGTACCTTATTATCAGGATTTTTTGTTGCTTTTGTTTGCTAAAGCTACATCCGCTTTTTGGATACGTTGTTTAAGTTTTTCGTTAATCACTGCTTGTAATGTAGAATTAGCAGCAGAATAGTTATTATCAACTACGTGCTTAATAAAGCTTGCAATTTGTTTCTTTTGATTCATATTATTTAAGATTGTTAATAAAGCGAATAATTGTCTCTCTAAGATATAGATCTACGTCTTTCTTAGGCAACGATCCGAGCTTGTTTTCAAATGTGTCGTATACTTCTTCGTAACGACCATCTTGTTTAATAATAAAATTCTTAGATTCAAGGATACCGTTAACAAATGCACCAGGCGCAGAAGGATCTGCAACTGCGTCAACAGTGATAAGCTTCATATTGCTTACATAATTGACACCGCCCTTTTCATCTACAGTACCTAAAGCTCTTGACGACATACCCATTTTTACACCGTCCATAACTAATGAACGCATGATTTCTCCCAATGGAGTGCGTAGTACTTTGCTTTTACCTTTTACTACATTACCATCCATGCGAAGTTCTGTAATAAGGTGGCACGCTCTTTCACTGCTAACATTAGCACTATTTGGATGTTCTAATTCACCTAATGCTCTGTTAGTTTTTACAAATTCTTCATTGTAACGTTCCACCTCACGAGCCATTTCTTCACGGCTGTAAATACGGTTGTTACGGTTCTTTTCTTCTGCTACCATGTAAACACCAGAAACATAAATATTTGCAGGCTTGTCTTTATTGCCCTCTTCTATTAAATAATCTAGTCCCTCGCAGATAGGGGTCTGAGTTATAAGTTTGTAGAACATCGTGTATACTTATGCATCCTTGCTAAAAAACTATGTAATTACTTGTATTTTTAGTAGTTTAGTATAAAATAACAGGTAATGATATTAAATGATGTAACTGCTACTGTTTCTACTAGAGGTCGTCACAACACAACACTACCTCTTGTTTTATCCTCTTTATTAAATCAGAATAAAAAGCCTGGCAAGGTTATAGTGTTTGATGACAATGATACATTTGAGGATCCACGTAAGAATGATGTGCTTAACAATATACTATCTGCTATGTCTTTAGCAAACATACAGTGGTTTTGGGAGCCTGGTGCTAGAATTGGTCAAGTAGCTAATCATGAAAGAGCGCGTAAGGAGTGTACTACTACATATTTATGGCGTATTGATGATGACAATATGTTATTACCTAATACATTGGAAGAAATGTATCAGTACATTAGCGCTGACCCTAAAGTAGGAGCGGTAGGGCCTTCTATTGTAGATCCTAAGAACCCTTTTAATAATGAATTAGCTTCAAATAAAATTGAAGATATATTTTTAGGGTTAAATGAACAATGGAACTATAAAACCGAACTTAAAGTAAAGGAAGTAGACCATCTTCAAGGTAGTACATTTATGTATAGAGTTGAAGCAGCTGCGTTTGGTTATGAAAAGGGACTATCCAGAAAGGGACACCGAGAGGAAACAATATTCACTTATGAAATGAAACGAGCTGGTTGGAAGTTGTTAATTTTAACAGGCCTTATTACATGGCATTTTCATTACCAGACCGGTGGTATTCGTAGTGAGAAAGATGATAGAATGGCTCATAATGACGAAATGATATTCCGTGATAAATTATCACAGTGGAATGTTAATATAAGCAATTACCGTTTTTACTTTTTAAACAGTGGCAGAGGCGATCATTATGCATTCAAACCTTTAATACCCGAACTATTAAAACGTAATAAAGGTTGTAAGATGGTAATTGCTTGCTGTCACCCTGATTGTTTTTGGGACATTAAAGACGAAAGAATAATATTAAGTTCTTTAGCAGATGCAAAACCTTTCGTTAATGAAGACACGCAAAATGTATACAAGTACATGTTTGATAATAATTGGAAAAATAGCGTAACCGACGCATACAAAAAAGTATACCTATGAAAATTATAATAAGTCCTTACTCGCAGAAATTACCACCAGAAACTTTTAAAAATAATGTTAACCCGAGTATGGTTAACCCTAAAAATTATCCTTATTGGGATGAGTTTTTAGTTTTATTAAAAAAAGAGTTACCTGATATTGAAGTGGTGCAGATAGGAGTAGCCGGTGAAGAAGTATTAAAAGAAGCTACTAATATTAAGCACAACCTTTCTCAAGAAGAACTTTATAAATTAGTTCAAGATTGCGATGCTTGGTTCTCTGTAGATAACTTTTTTAATCATTTCTGTTCATACTATAAAATTAAAAACGGATTTGTATTGTTTGGTCAATCCGATCCTAATATATATGGTTATAAGCAAAACACTAATCTCTTGAAAGATCGCAAGTATTTAAGACCTGATCAATATGGGTTTTGGTGGGATAGGCCATATATAAAAGAAGCGTTTGTAAGTGCAGAAGAGCTATTAAAAAGAGTAATCCCAGTGCTTAAGGCCTCCTAAGTATAGGTATGGCTTATAATTACAACCCGACTCCAGCATACACTAATGTATATAGTACTAGTGGCAGTACGTTAAATTTTTTTAGTAGTGTCGGGTTTCCTCTTTCTGGTGGGAACCCTCCTAGTATTAACGACGTAAAAGTCGGTTGGTTTGCAAATGGTAATGGTATAAACAATAGCATTGTACAGGGTATATCTGGTCAAAATTCAAATTTAATAACTGTACAAATAAATCAAGCTGCTGCAAAACCTGCTAGCACATATTCTTTTTCTCAATTACAATATGTAGCACCTAGCGCAGTATCAACAGTAGGCCCTGCAGCGTTTCTTTCTACCAATTTAAACAATCGTATACAAAGCTACGATATGTTAGCAGAGCGTATCTTTTTTCAATTAGGTGCACCTCTAATCAATCTTGAAATTGCATGTAATGCAGCATATGATATGATTGCATATGCAATTGAATTGTTTACCCGTTTTACACCAGGTACAGAAGAACTATTAATATTTGATTCTTCATTATATACTCCCGGTCAAGGTATTAAGCTTTCAACCCTTATCAATTATACTCCAGAAATCTCAGCATGGGATTCAACATTTCAATCTGGCTGGGATTATGATATGAATGATTATAGAAGGGTTATTGATATATACAATTTCCAGGAAGGTACTAATGAAGGTGTCAATACATTGTTTACTATTGAACAATCAATGGCACAGCAAATGCACTTTGCAT